ACTAAGCGGAAAGATCCACAAGGCCGTAAGATTGAAGAAGGTATGTTCTTCGTTACGGATCAAGATGAAAACGTGTATTCGGAAACTGTCCGCATCCGTGTTCTAAGTCAGCTATTCCAGTGGATTCATTACGATCAGGAAAAGAATAAAGTCGTTAATAAAACGATTCTTATTCCAAAGCTCCGTGATGAAGCGCGTGATATGAAAGGCGGCACCCGTTGTGGTAAGCCAGCCTCAAAAGTCCTGCGTGAGCTACCGAAGGAAGAGCAAAAGAAATACACGGATATCAAGTGTTTTCGTCAGCTCCGCGTTCTTGTCAGCTATACCGGTAAAACTGCCGATGGTGACGAGGTTACGGTTGAAAACCTACCAGCGGTTATGTTGTTGAAGGGATCAAACTTCAGCCCCTTCGAGGACGAGTTCATTAAGGTAATTCCCCGGAATAATAACTATTATGATTTCTGGTGTGATGTAACTTTGGAAGAACTCACTAACGGTTCGGTGACGTATTATGTCAATCATTACAAGCCAGATCTAACTAATCCTGTCGCAATGGATGAAGATACGTTCGACACGATGGTTGGTATGGGTGAGCTTGTTAAAGCAGAAAACACTCGTATCGAGAATATGCATCTGGCCGCTATGCGTAATGATGATTTGTCGGATGATGCTATCGAAGCTGTTATTGATGCGGCACCTCTCGAAGATGATTTAGAAGACGAAGAATAGTCGTTCCACATTTAGGCGGGGGCATTCGTGCCCTCGTTTTTTGTCCCTTAAACATGGAGCGGTTATATGTCTTTTAACATCCTAGAAACAAAAATCCGTATGGCCCTCGATAAGTGGTCAAACGATGAGCCTATCGAATACAAGGAAGAGTGGATCGAGGAAGCTGGTGAGCAATTCAAAGATGCTCTCCGTAAGCAATTAAAGCCTCGTGAAAAGCAATTTCGTATGCGTATGTCAAACATCGGACGGCCTCTGTGCCAGCTCCAGATGGAGAAGATGGGCGAAGAGCGCAGTCGTAATTCCTATAACAGTATTATCCGGTTTCTTCTTGGTGACGCCACAGAAGTTCTGGTTGAGTTTGTTCTGAAGGTTGCCGGCGTGAATGTTACCGGGGGCAAGAGTGAAGCCAAGCTGTCTGTTAATGGGACTACTATTCTTGGCGAAAATGATGTCGAGATAGACAATAAAATTTATGATACCAAATCATCCAGCCCGTGGGCTTACGAGCATAAATGGGGTGATGGGTGGCAGGGTGTCGCAAAAGACGACCCTTTTGGTTACATAAACCAACTCTACGGATATTCTGAAGGTACGGGGCTTGAGCCCGGTGGATGGATTGTTGTGAACAAATCCACAGGTGAACTGCGCGTTGTTGATGCGGAATTCACTACTGATGACAAGGATAAGATCCGTACAGACGTAAGTAATACAGTTGAAAAGCTCATGAGTGACGCTCCGTTCGAGCGGTGCTTTGAGCCACAAGATGAATATTTCCAGCGGAAATTGACAGGCAGTAAGCGGTTACCAATGAACTGCACCTTCTGCCCGTATTTAAATAAGTGTTGGCCGGATGCTGTCTACAAACCTCAAACAGGTAGTAAGGCGGTTAGTCCACGGCACTTCTGGTATTCTGAATATGCCGGTGACAAATGAAAATGAAGTTAAATGGCTTTCCGAAATCTACGAGCAAGAGCGATAGCCGCCGGCTACCGGTCAGGTCTTGAAGAAGACATCGGGAAACAGCTCAAGACGCTTGGTGTTAAGGCCGAGTATGAGCCATTCCCTATTCCGTATACGGTTCCAACAATTAGTCGGAAATATACGCCCGACTATGTTTTACCCAACGGAATTATTATCGAAAGTAAGGGCCGGTTTACCCCCGAAGATAGAAAAAAACATATCTATCTGCGCGACACGCACGGCACTTCCCTCGATATCAGGTTTGTCTTCAACAACCCGAGGTCAAAGCTCCGTAAAGGTGCAAAGACAACTTATGCGGATTGGTGTGAGAAACACGGGTTTCATTACGCCAAAAAGGAAATCCCCGAAGAGTGGATTAATGAAAAACCAAGGAAGCGTTGTTTGTCCTTGATAGAAAGATTGAGAGGCTAGGCCGTGTCTGAAGAAGATTTTGAAGGCGTATTTATTGAAATCACTCCGGGTGATGAGGGTAATGTCAGCTTTAAGTGTGGCTGGAAATTTCCAGATGATGCTGACCCCGGGGCGGTAGATTATTTTAAAAGTATTGTAGCCGGCATCTATGGGATTCTGAGTTCAGACCCCGAGGATCTGGTTTCAATTGGTGACGTTGTTAGATCCGTATCTGACTTCGATAATCCAGTGGAAGAACAGGAAGAACCCATTTTGGTTTTTGAGCCGGATGAAGAATTCCTAAAGAAAATGGAAGACAGCAAAGTTGTTGATCTCTCCAAATTCAAACCCAAACCCAACTCAAAAAAACACTAAGAGTATTTAATTATGGCCGAATTAGTTATTGGTTTATGTGGTTCAAAAGGTAGCGGAAAGAGCACAATCGCGTCTTATTTAAAGGCGCACCATAACGCTACAATTATTAAATTTGCAGATCCGTTGAAAGATATGATGAGGGCATTCGGCCTCACCTCTGATCAAATAGACGGGCCCTTGAAAGAGGAACCCTGCGAATTATTGGGCGGTAAAACGCCGAGACACGCAATGCAAACCCTTGGCACCGAATGGGGCCGTGAGCTCATTACGGAAGACGTGTGGGTTGATGCGTGGATGTCTAAGGTCAAAGCCACAGAGGGCGTTGTCGTGTGTGATGACGTTCGCTTTCCTAACGAAGTGAAAGCTATTGATGTGGCATGGGGCGTATCAGTCTGGGTTGAACGTGATTCAATCTATGAGCCCGGGGATGAACACCCATCAGAAACATCACTGAGCTTTTCGTATTGTGATTTTACCCTTGATAACACCCGTAAGATTAGTCTGGTTGCAAAGGAATTACTCGATGATGCGTGGGTTCTTAGAAACTTGCAAAGGATCGGATAATGCACATTCACCAGTTTTTCCATATGCCCCTCTTTAACGATGAAGATTGTGACGCCGTTATTCGGCTGGCTAATAAAGATGCTTTAACCAAGGGGAAGGTTCTTGGTGGCAGTACCGGTATAAAGGAAAAGCTGACCAGAAACTGCGCCTTGAAATGGCTAGATCCGGACGCACACACTAAGTGGATGTTTGAGAAGATCGGTAGTGCCGTACAGAAGATGAACAACGATACTCTCAAGTTCAATCTTGATGGTGGTATGGAAAAGCTACAATACCTCGAATACGGATTTGGCCAGTTCTACGCAGTACATACAGATAACTCAGATGATAAGGTTGCAACCCGTAAGCTTACAGCAATCATTCAGCTATCTGACCCGAAAGATTATTGGGGCGGCACATTAAAGATCGAGGGAACTTGTCTCGGCCAGCCCGGTAAAGGAATGAATTCGGCCCCTAAAAAACGGGGTACTATAATTCTGTTCCCATCACACCTTCGCCACATTGCAATGCCCGTTTTTGTTGGAAAACGCCGGGCACTTGTTGCGTGGTTTCATGGAACACAACCCCTCAGATAATAAACGGAGATACTATGTTAGACTTTGATACCTATCAGGCACACGCGGCAGAGACTGCGATTTACCCGGACAACGTGAAGATCATGTATCCCGCAATGGGATTGGCCGGCGAGGTGGGTGAAGTCCTTAACAAAATTAAGAAGATTTATCGAGATGAGCAAGGACAGCTCAGTGACGCTAAACGTGAAGAACTTACGAAAGAGGTGGGTGACTGTCTCTGGTATGTAGCCGCTCTTTGCACAGATTTAGATATCTCGATGGGCCATGCGGCCGAGGGCAACTTTCGCAAATTAATTGACCGCATGAATAGAGGAGTCATCGGCGGTTCCGGTGACAATAGATAACAACAAAACAGGGTGAGGATTATGCAAAATTCTACTAACTACTTCCCCTCGGGATACGAGGAATTCATTTTTAAATCACGGTACGCACGTTGGCTGGAGTCAGAAGGACGCCGTGAAGATTGGCCGGAAACTGTTGAACGTATGGTTACGTTTATTAAGGGCCAATTAAAAACCAATCATAATTTTAAATTGGATCAGAAGACTACGGACGAGATCCGTGAGGCGGTTCTGTCATTTGAAGTAATGCCATCAATGCGTTCACTGATGACCAGTGGCCCGGCACTAGCCCGTGATAATACGGCAGGATACAACTGTAGTTATCTTCCTGTTGATGATCCTAAGTCATTTGATGAAGCAATGTTTATTCTACTTTGTGGAACGGGCGTTGGCTTTAGCTGTGAATGGAAAAACGTACAGAAGCTTCCAGATGTACCGGATGCATTGTATGATAGTGAAACGGTCATCATGGTGCGCGATAGTAAGGAAGGTTGGGCAAAAGCATTCCGTCAGCTTATTGCATTGCTGTATTCCGGCGAGATCCCAAAATGGGATGTGTCCCGAGTACGTCCGGCAGGAGCACGGTTAAAGACATTCGGTGGACGCGCCAGTGGCCCACAGCCTCTAGTAGACCTATTCGAGTTCACATCAAACCTATTTAAGAACGCGGCGGGGCGTAAGCTTAACTGCCTAGAAGCGCATGATATCATGTGTAAGGTAGGCGAGATTGTTGTTGTTGGTGGTGTGCGCCGTAGTGCAATGATTTCTCTTTCGGATTTGTCTGACAAGCTTCTCGCAAATGCTAAGAGCATCTATGACGTTCAGGAATACATTCTTATTAACGAAACAGATACGGAATGGCATTACACCCTGACAATGAAAGAAGGTCAGGCTACCCACCCAACCTATCGTATCAAACTGAATAAAGAGACGCACAAGTGGGATAGACAACAGCTTGAATCAGAAAAGAAGATCGGCTGGTGGGTATTGGAGCCTCAGAGGGCTCTAGCTAATAACAGTGCTACTTATGAAGAGAGCCCGGATGTACTTACATTCATGGATGAGTGGTCTTCACTGATTGCATCACAGTCCGGTGAGCGGGGTATATTTAACCGAGATGCTTCCCGTAGGACGGCAGAGAAAACTGGCCGGCGTGATGTTAATCATGAGTTCGGAACCAACCCGTGTTCTGAGATAGTTTTGCGCCCATATCAGTTTTGCAACCTTAGTGAGTGTGTAGTCC